CTTGGCAACATATACTCGAGCATAGGGAGTCCTAAAGAGTCAGAAGCGGATTCCAAATCAATGGTGGAAAGATTACCATTAACGGAGCCCGCCTGAGCAAGCTCACGGTTCCTATCAGGCTGTGTAGAAAGCCCAATGTGGAAGAACGATTTCAATCGCTCTTCCAGAACACGTCCCATACCGAGTTGAAACCACATATTAATAGTGGGTTCGGTACAGATACCGCGAGCTACAGTACGCGTTTTATTAACGAAACTGTAACGACTGGCGTCTACAATCACTGTGGCATGGCGATACGATCTGGAGGCTTCGGCCTCCCAGTGAAGATCCGTCATTGACACACAGCTATCCCATATTGATGGGAGACCTTCTGTTGATGATAAGGGACTGTCGAACATCTTCGTATAAAAGTCGGTATCACGAGCAGATAAACTTGCTCCTGGACCGGCCCTACCGTGATAATATAACTCACGATAATCGGAGACGAGAGGGGAAACCCCTCCGACAAACCAGAACTCATAGATGACCTTTTTAATTTCACCTAAAAGTTCATCATCAAAGGTCGTGTTCAACATTGGCATCCAACTGGCACATCGTTTGTTGACCGCACTAAATTTATCTAGAGCGGCACGACACGCGTCGTCAGAAGGGTTATCTTCCTCGTTATACTTTTTAAGGAAGGAGTCCCGAAGAGAATAGCAAGCTACCTCTTTTACCGTTGAATCTATCGACCAGCTCGGAAGAGCCACGTCGATGACCTCAGACAAGTCGGCAAGTAGATTGGAGTAAAGAACATCAGCTTTAATAAGCATGGTGACACCTCCAGTTGACTGCTACACCAAGAGAGAAAGCGACGCGATGCAAACTAGGGGAATTAGGAAACCCCTAATAGACACCGCGCCGCATTACCTAACTAACATCTAAATACTAACCCAGTCAAGGGTAACGTAATTTAGCTGTCAGAAGGGCAATCCTCTCCAGGACACTTGTAGACCCCAATCAACCCGTCTGAGTCAATCCCCAATGGGATATCAGACCCAAACGAATCAAAGGAGTCCAGCTGGTCAGGTGATAGGTAGAGAACTCTTAAATCAGTCTCCGCAGCCTTCAGGTCACTATTAAGCGATCGTCGGGTCACGGGATTGCGTAGGAGATCTACCAGGTCCAGGTTAAGAATCATAAGTGCACCTTTAAGAAGGATTCTAATCTTCCAGGTCCGTATTAAGGGCTTAGAAAGACTAGAGAACACCGTTGATTGCCAAGTCCCCAAAACCAGCGCTTTGCTGGTTGAGGACGCCGATGAACGCTGAAAACGCCGCTTTTACATTCGGCGCATCAGCGAGGTCGGCACCCGCAGGAATATCACAGGACGCGGTGAGAACCGCGTTCTTGTAAGCCTGCCCCGCAAGAGGGAGAACCCCCTTACGAACGATACACTTGTAAGTGTTCGTTGGGACCGCAGTCACCACCCCCGTCACAGGATTCGCGACGCCCAATACACGGAGCGAAGCAGGTCGTGTGAAGTTGATGGTAAAAGGAGCGGCGACAGAGTGAGCAGTAACGCCCGCCTGCGTGCCACCCAAAGCTGAAACCGCAACCTGTTTTCCCGGATTTCCCGGAGGCGCGGTATCGGCGATGACAGTGTAAGTCGGGCTTGTGAAGCCCGTCTGAGCACCGCCAGTTATTGGTGATGTTACAGCAATGGACATCTGTATACCTTTCTAAGGAAAGAACAGAGACTCCAATCACAAGCTACGGCCGTGAGGCCGCAATCTGAGCGGTAAGTCCCGCAATGTTGAGGCCTTTAGCCCCAAACACATTGGGAATCTTGAACCTGAATGGAGGATATGGGAGCTGACCGACTATACTGCGTTGCACTACAGTAGTAGTCTTCTCGCTCCCCCCGACACCAGCAACCACACTTGGCCGCTGATTCGAGGGAATTGCTGCAATATCAGTATACCATCCGGAGGATGTTTGGCTCGAGGAGTTTCTTACGCCCCGATTCAACCAAGCAAGACCCCCTGCAGCGTACTGATAGGAATCGAGTACTTGCTGAACATTAGCAAAGTAGTCGATAAAGAACGACCAGGGAATAGCTTCCCAAATAGCGGGTACAATATCTCCGGGAGAAATTCCGAAGGTATCGGCCACTGTCGAGAAGCTTTCTGGCCGCGCAAGGAGTGCCCCATAATACTTAACCCGCTTGCTCGTCGAATAGAACCGATCGAACTTGCAGTAAGAGTTAATGGGGTTCGGCGACGCGGAGATCCCTACAGTTGAAGCGAGAAGAAGATTATCATCCTTCCCGTTAGCTGTAATAGGCAGCGTGTCGTGATCCGTGCCTTCAGAAAGCTTTGTTATGGCTTTGTTGAAGTCCGAAATGTCGTCGAAGAGCGGTTTCCAACCGAACGACCAGCCAATCCACAGATTCCCGAGAGCGCCTGCATAATGCTTACCGCGTAAGTGGCGAATGCCCTTCACACGTTTCGCAAAACGCAAAGTACTCCCAAAAAGGGACTCGATGGGATGGCGAACTTGATGGACAGTCTCGGCAAATTCCGCCAAGAAGTTACCTCCACGCCAGGTTTTCCTGATGTTGAGGTATTTGCCCAACAGTTTTTCGCGGGCAAGTGCGTCCGCGGCAGAGCTAGGTGAGCTCGAAAGAGCAGCTGGCCACCCTGTACAAGGGAATGCCAGATTTCCCGAAGCTGACCCGTGAACACACTTAGAGGCGCCGGTTTGTCCCGGTCTATCGAAGTCATACGAGTAAACACCACCCGCATCACCTCGACCTCTAGTGTGTCTCGTCCCAGATAATACCGACGACGCATTCATACCGAGAGCGATCAACTGCTTCCAGTTATCAGGCGATTTGCCGAGTATTACCACATCGTCATATGAGATCGAGCCAGAGGAAACACCTCTAACAGGAGCATTGCAAGCAGCAGGAAAAGTCCCACCATTTACGTACTCATACGACCAATCATAGGGCACACGTTGATGCGAACTAACAGTTCGCGGATACGTATACACCATGAGGGACCTCCGCAGTGTTTTAGATGGAGTGACCCAAATGGGGCACCAGCGAAGGCTGG